TTAATGATATACCATTTCATTTTAAACAACTTTGGGATTGTTTTTCTGAGAATGTTACTGTGACCACGTATGATTATTTATATGAAAAAAGATGTCAGGTTGTACTAAGAGATGGGTCAAAAATTTGGGCAACATACTTAATGACTGTCGATTGGTATAGAAACCCATATTCTGATGAACCCTCAGATTATAAGTGTGGTCATATTTTAATAGCGGATGATGGATATCTATTATGTCAACCAAATAATAGAATTTATTGGAAAGACTCTAATTGGGTTACAAATAAATTCCCGATAGAAACAAAAGAAATTAAAGTTGATAACGATTTACCATCGGTTGAAACTTTATCTGATAGATGGGTGGCGGATAACGGGGACTGTTTTTATTATAATATAAATGAGATTAAATAGTATTTATAATAAAACGTAGATATAATGACATACGGTATAAATTTTCCATTCAGAGATTCGTTCAACGGAACTTATTTTGATTTATCAACAACTAACGATGAAGAGATAAGAACCGATTTAGTTCATTTATTACTGACTAGAAAAGGTACAAGATATTTTTTACCTGATTTTGGGACTAGATTATATGAATATATTTTTGAACCTTTGGACGGCCCTACCTTTTCCGATATTGAGGCGGAAATAAGAGATACTGTTGAAGAATATATACCTGGTATTACTATAACTAAAATTGATATAAAACCGGCCTCTGAAGGAGATGAAGATAAGGGTTCATACGTCACAGATAACGATGAAAGAGTCTTCAGAGTTTCCGGTATTGGAACATTAGAACATACTGCTAAGATAAAAATAGACTACAAAATCAATAATGACGTTTTCAATTCAAGTGATTTCGTTATCATTAATATTTAAACAAAATGGCAAATAAAAAGATATCGTATACCACAAGAGATTTTCAATCCATACGTACTGAATTAATTAATTTTACACAGACGTATTATCCTGATTTGGTTAGTAATTTTAACGACGCTTCAGTTTTTTCTGCGTTGTTAGATTTAAATGCTGCGGTAACCGATAACTTACAATTTAATATTGATAGAAGTATACAAGAAACTGTACTTCAATATGCACAACAAAGGTCATCGATATATAACATAGCTAGAACCTATGGACTAAAAATTCCCGGACAAAGACCCTCTGTGGCCCTTGTCGATTTTTCAATAACGGTACCGGCTTTTGGGGACAAAGAAGATTTGAGATATTGTGGTATATTAAGAAGAGGAGCTCAAGTCAATGGGGCGGGTCAGGTATTTGAAACGGTTTATGACATTGATTTTGCATCACCAACAAGTGGAGATGGATTTCCAAATAGGTTAAAAATACCTGTATTTGATTCTAATAATAGATTAGTTAACTATACAATAGTAAAAAGAGAGACCGTAGTTAACGGTATTACTAAAGTATACAAGAAAGTTGTGACACCCAATGACGTTAAACCATTTTTTGAACTTTTCTTACCTGAAAAAAATGTGTTAGGTGTTACTAGTGTTATATTAAAAGACGGAACTCAATATGCCAATGTCCCATCTCCGCAAGAATTTATCAGTACTGATAATAGATGGTATGAAGTTAAAGCCTTGATAGAAGATAGAGTATTTGTTGAAGACCCAACAAAAACTTCAGATAGACCGGGTATTAAAGTTGGAAAGTATGTTGTAACCAATGATAAATTCATTACTGAATACACTCCTGAAGGATTTTTAAAAATGACTTTTGGAGGGGGTAGTCAATCGGCCGACGAGCAATTAAGAGAATTCGCAAGAAATGGATATAAACTAGATTTATATAAGTACTCAAATAATTTTGCTTTAGGTAGTACACTTAAATCCAATTCAACATTGTTCATACAATATAGGATTGGTGGAGGTACAAGTAGTAATTTGGGAGTTAACGTTATTACACAAATTGGAACTGTATCGTTTTTTGTTAACGGACCATCAGAGTCTATAAATACAACTGTTGTGAATTCACTTAGATGTACAAACGTAACTGCTGCGATTGGAGGAGCTCCGGCACCAACGACTGAGGAGGTACGTAATTATGTTTCGTTTAATTTCGCATCACAAAATAGAGCAGTAACCGTAAACGATTATGAATCTATTATTAGAACAATGCCGTCTCAGTTTGGAGCACCTGCAAAAGTTGCCATAACTGAGGATAACAATAAAATAAGAATTAAAATGTTATCATATGACGATTCAGGTAGTTTAACTGAAATCGTATCGAATACGTTAAAAAGTAATGTTGCTAACTACCTTTCAAATTATAGAATGATTAATGACTATATATCTGTTGAAACGGCAAATGTTATTGATTTATCGTTAACAATTGATGTTGTTTTAGACTCAAGTCAAAACCAAGGTGCGGTTATCTCATCTATAATTAATTTAGTATCAGACTACTTTGAACCTACAAATATACAAATGGGACAGAATGTAAACGTGTCCGAAATAAGAAGACTAATTCAAAGTGAAAATGGAGTATTGTCAATCTCAGACATTTTAGCTTTCAACAAAGTGGGAGGACAGTATTCTTCATCACAAACATCTCAAAGATATGCCGATTCAGAAACAAGACAAATAGAATTAGTGGATGACACGATATTTGCAGAACCTAGTCAAATTTATCAAATAAGGTTTACGAGTAAGGATATTAATGTTAGGGTTAAAAACTTAGCTACTGTCAATTTTTCTTGATAATTTATTTATCTGAATAATAGTCTATCTTTTTTTGAAAATAGCAAATAAACTATTTATAAAAAAGGTTTTTCATGGCGAACTCATACAGGATAAGAACTCAAGTCGGGGTTGATAAGGCGGTTAACGTGTTGTTGGAACAAGACTTTGAATCTTTAGAAATATTATCACTAAAAATACTACAAAGTCAAATTTACACAAGACAGTGCTCCGATTATGGAGTTGTTGTTGGAAGAATAACTGCAAACAATGGTTTCGGTTTACCAAATGTGAAAGTTTCTGTTTTTATACCTTTAAGTTCTGAAGATGAGTTAGACCCTGTAATATCTGAATTATATCCTTATAAAACACTAAATGACCTTAATGATGAAGGTTATCGATATAATTTATTACCTTATGAGCCGTCACATGACGGACATACTCCGACAGGTACCTTTCCGTCAAGAGAGGATGTTTTAGTAGAACCACCCTTGATTGAGGTTTTTGATAAGTATTACAAGTATACTGCCAAAACAAATGAAAGTGGTGACTATATGATATTCGGAGTTCCTGTTGGTGAACAAACAATTCATATAGATGTTGATTTATCAGATATTGGTGAGTTTTCATTGGCACCGCAAGACCTAATAAGATTAAATTTAGCAACACCATCACAACTTTCTGGCTCAAGATTTAAATTTTCAAGCAATCTTGGAGAACTCCCACAAATTAAACAAGCGAATAGAACAATTGAAGTTGAACCATTATGGGGTCAACCCGAAATTTGTTATTTAGGTATAACAAGAGTTGATTTTGATTTGTCACAAGAATTTGGTATAAAAATAGAACCGGCCGCGGTTTTTATGGGTTCGATATTATCAAATGAAGAAAAGGGTTTAGTTAAGAGAAACTGTAAAGTTAAGAAAAAAACAGGAAACTTTTGTAGTTTAGTGGCTGGTCCTGGTGAAATTTTAGCGGTAAGACAAACCATTGGAGTTGATTCAGATGGAAGACCAGTACTCGAAAGATTTGATTTAGAAAACGGAGGTAAATGTATAGATGAGAATGGAACATGGATGACAGATGTTCCGATGAATTTAGATTTTGTATATACAAGTGAGTCAGGTGAAAGATTGGTTTCAAATGACCCAAATATAGGAATACCAACAAAGGCAAAATATAGATTTAAAGTTAAATGGGAACAACCACCGACACTTTCAGGTAAAATAATTAGAGGTGCATTTTTAGTTCCAAATATTAAAGAGTGGGGTTGGCAAGGAGATTATACACAAGACCCAACAATCCAAGAACAGAGTTTCATAGATGGTTTATTTTCTTCTAATTGTCAAGCACCTGATATTAATTTTATAAATACACCTGATTATCTAATGGCCAAGGCATCTTACGCCTTTAGTTTAGATTGGAATGACTATGGAGAAGGTACTTACTCATATGAAATGATTCAGGACGCTATTAGTTGTAGAGACAGGTTTTTTGAAATGAAACACAGTAAAGTTTATACCGTGTCTCAGTTAATAACTGAACATAAAAGTAATGCTTCAAAGTATCAATATATTGGTATAAAGGATGTTTTGAATGAAAATTGTGAAGCGACCTATAACACGTTCCCAACCAATGACGGCCAAAAAAACAACGACTTTTTATATCAATTATTCACTTTAATTCTGAATATTTTTATTCCTATTTTATTTTCAATAGTACTTCTTACTCACTTACTACTTTTAGTTGTTTGTGCAATCGCTAAAATAGTTGGACTTCTTAAATTATTTGTTTGTGGTGTTAGAGACGCGGCCTGTGCTTTAGCCGATATTCCAATAGTAGGTTTTGCCTTTAGACCATTATGTAATTTATTAGATAATTTATGTAACCCACTTGAAGAATTATACAACAGTTTAAACGAAAGATGTAAAAACTCATCGTTAAAACTCCCCATGATTTGTTACGATGAATGCGAAGTTTCAAATTGCGGTAAAGAAGGTGAGTCTGGAGGGGATGCGAATGTTGATGACCTTGGACTTGGAGGTTTGACTGACGTTATAGAGTCGGCGGGAGTGTCAGCATTGTTTTCAAATTTCTTCGATGTTGGACAATGGGGATGTGGTGATGACCGTTCTATTTATTTTGCGTCTTTGGTGGGGGGAGGTCTATATAATTCACAAAACCCAAGTCTAACGGCAAGAGCCCCACAATCTGTTTTGATAAGTACGGAACCTATAACCTCAATGTTTACAACTAGTTTAACTTATCCTGAAAGATTTAACTTGTTCAATACTAAAGCTAAGTACTTTGACACCGATGTTTCAGGGGGTAATCCTGGAGGAGGATGGAATAGGATAAAAGTGTCTTTTAATACTGACATGAATGACTCGGGTTCAACTTGGCATGCTGACAGTGTGGTTGTTTTTATGGTAAAAGATACTTCAGGTTTAGATTTTACTCCGGGAAATATTTTTACACCTGTTAGAAAAAGTAGTTCACAAGACGTAAATTCTGATTTGACTACTTTGACTGAAAATAACCAATTTGGAAATAGAGCGACTACAGGTACAACCTATGGCAACCCAATAACAGACTCAGGTGGTAATATCCTATATTATCAAATTGATAATCAATCGGTTAACTGGTCTAAATGGGATGGTTCAGGTAACGACACCACTAATTACACGATAACAGGAACTCCACAGAACTTCATGAAATTTCCAATTGATATTGAGTATTTCCAAGTTATAAAATCTACAACAGTTGGAGAGTTCTTAGCAAATTCCGTGAATACTTCAGATAATGCGGGGTTAAGAGATAGAATTTTAACCTCGGATATGAGAGGTGAATATTTTACGGTAAACGGAAGCGTTGTTGAAGTGTATTCATCTGATGTTAGAGTTAACACTGAAATATCATGTTTTCCAAACTTTGAAAATCAAAAATTAATATTCATGGTTCGAGGAGTGGACCCATATTCCTCAAGAACAACCTGTGCATTTGACTTGAGTAGATTGTATGGAACGGAGTCGGATTTTTCAACTTGGACAACAAACGAAGAACATTTAGTAGTTGGGGAATTCAAATTGAATATACCAATTCAAAATAAACTTAGAAACGTTAGACATACAATTGGAACAAACAATAGTTTGGATTCTTATACGTCTAATGAACAATATCTTTTCTTCCCTTCTTATAACTTTTTACCCGACTCTACCCTTTATACCAACTTTACTTCAAGTGCGACATCCCTTTATTCCAAATATGATGCTGAGGATGTTGGAATATACAGTAGTTCACCAGCCATACTAACAAATAACGTAAATGGGTTGAGAATTTTTGACTCTAACTGGTTTTCAAGAGAGTTCTATGTAAATGCAAATTCATCAAATACGACAGTTCCATTTTGTTTGAGTTCTTATCCGTACCCACCATTTACAAATCCTGACCAAGCTTTCAATTATCAAGGTACAGGTAGAAACAGAGGTTATTTTTATAGAGAAATAGTGGAGGGAACTGGAGTAATGTTGTTAGACGCATCTGCTTTACAACCGGCATTTGACGGTGGAGGAGGATGGTATTGTAATACAGGTACAATAACTTCATACTATATATCTGAAAGATATTCTCCGTCCACAACAATCGACTTTTCAAACAATGTGAGAATTGTAATGAGGGGAGACAGACTACCAACAAGTAGTAATACTCAAGACAATGGTGATTTGAGTTTCTCATTCATGCAGAATCAAGTTTTCACAATGTATCCTGTTGATGACTTAGGATATGTTGAAAGTAATATTGATGACGTTACTTTGAGCGATGAGTCACAAGATAGTATAAACAACGTGTTAAATAACCCCACAATTTCAGGGGCCGGTAATACCTTGTCATGTGACAACTTGATACCATTGAGATGTTATCAATACGATGAAGAAACCGGAGCAGTCATAATTGCCCCTGAGAATGACGATTGTTATACTAATCGGTATATTGTGGGAGATGTTAGTTTTGGTAGTGGAGATAAAGTTTTGGTCAACGGATGTTATAGATTAGTAACCCAACCCATAATTAGTCTTTTTATGGACTTTTATTTATTGAGTGAATGGGCGGCTAGAATTAAACTTGGTGTGGCGGCATGTCGAGGTGTCTTTGGACATATATTTACTAATAATTGGATTAATGGTTCGTTATTTATGTATCCACTTGGTAATTCAGTAAGGTATACTGGTATTAATGACGACCCCTCAGGTCAACCGTATAATTGTGTTTGTCCGCAATTGGTATTCGTAGATTTGGAAACCAATAATGTTTTTTATCGTTCTTCACCATACAAATATCCTGACGGATTTATAGGTAAAGCTAATGGTTGGGTTCCGAATTCAGGTTCTTTATTGAATCCTGCCAACATCAAAAATTTACAAAATCCTACAACAATTATGGATTTGGGACCAAGAACTGACTACACCTATCAGTTAGTTTTAAATGACGAGTATATAGGTTATGTTATGAACAGACTCGGGGCAACATCGTTCCAAGATGTTTCGGATTTATTGAATCAGTTTATTTTATCAAGACTCGTAAGTCAAAGTATTATCGGACTTATAATCCAACAATACGCTGGAGTTATCTCACAAAGTGCTGGACAAGCTGCGGGAGGAACAGAAATAACCGACCCTGTGATGAGAATGTTTTCAAGACCAAGAGAAAAAGTGGATGGTGATTATGCTCAGATGTTGGCGATAAATTCACAGGTTGGAGTTCTTGGTTATGACGCTGATGAGTATTTCACACCGAATCCTGATGGAGTTCCATCGGCCCCACAAGGTTATGTTTATTCGAATCCATCGAGTTCTTTTTACAATGTTTTTGGAATTTTTTACAATTCTAATACTCAATTAAGAGATTGGTTATCACCTCATAGATTAGTAGTGTCGGAGAATTCTCAAACTTCTAATGTTTGTGCTTATCAAAACATACCAATTTTTACGCAAGAAGTTCCATTCTATCAATGGGATATTAGAGAAAATGAAGGTTTTGAAATTGGAGAAACACCAAATCCTGATAGTATTTTTGGAGACCAAAAAAACGATTGGTCAACAGACGCAACCGTTTTCTTTTCTAGTGGTTACCAAAGTATGGATAGATTGAATTCCGACTACATGCAACCGGTTGATGGTACTATTTATACTTACCATAAAGGTTACATTTACAACGTTGACAATGGTGTGATTTCGGCACAACCACCACAAGCCGGAGGACCCAATAGAATTGTAACACCTTCTGGACCGTATTATTTTTATTTTGGTTTGTTAAGAGGAAAAAGTGCTTATGATAGATTTTTAGTTAAATGGATAAAAACTGATGTTTTGGAATTTTAATGGGTAATAATAATGAAATAAGAATTGTTTTAGGTTCTCTGAGGTATAAATCGGCGAACAATGTTGATTCAGCATTGAAAGTCCCGTTTGTCCAAACTGTAAAAGAAATTGTTGAATATGATAAGACAGTTAATTTGGACTTACAACAACTTTTTGATGACGAAAGACAAAAATCCTTACTTTTTAGACCCTCTTGTAAGTTTTTATATATTTTTAAAAACTCTTACACTGGTTTCAGTGATTATCAACCATATCAAAACAGTTTATATTTTTCTAATGCTGAAAGTAACGCTGAATCACAGTGTTTAGGGGAAGAAACACTTTGGGAAGGTTTTCCTCAATATAGTGAATTTGATTTTGTTAGGACTGATTATCAGACCTCAGGATATACCGTTACTGATGGAGTATCAGACCCTCCTTATCACTTAAATTTTGTGGCAAAAAGTGCAAGTTCATATAATTGGAACTTTTATATGAGTTATGCATTTGAGAATGACTATGACAGACCAATGAATGTTCTAATTTATGACCAAGGTTTGAGATACAACGTAAATTGGACGGTTTCAGACGGTATTCCATTTGTAATACGTCAAAACGTAAATGAGGGAAAAAATTTGGTTAGTTTTATTTGTGGTGTGAAACACGGAATGTCCGTCGGAGAACTTGCAAAGTTAAGTTTTAATTATACAACCTCACTTGGTGTGACGGATACTTTTCAGATATATTCTTTAGGTGACGGCAAATTCGGTAGCGAGGAATATATTTTTAACATTTTAAATCCAGGTTTTGTTGGAAACGCATTTAACCAAGGAATAACTGGAACTGCAAAAAGAGTTGTAATTGACAGTGTTTCAAACGAGGTTATATCTAAGTATTATGTTAGAAAAAACAAAATAGTGACAAACCCAAATGATTCGGTTGTTGCTAAGTCTGGGTTCGAAAGAAACATTTTTAAGGATGAGAAAAAAATTGATAGAGCCGCTCTAACCCCCAACAACGTAAGGAAATTTTCAATAAAGGAAGGTTCACAGTCATATACTCTTAGCTTCAATGTTGACCTTGATTTGGTAAATTTATTAGATAACCAAAAAAGACCTGTATCAGAATTGTTTTTTACAACTATATGGCACGGGTACTTTGGGTGGTTCAATCCATTACGAGAAGGATGGGAATTTAATTTACCTCTTGACCCATTATCTAATAATCCGACTATATGGTGGGGGTCATCTGATTCTTTAACCAATTTATCATACGATAGTTATACAAAGGGATTAAACCCTGCCGGAGTACCATATGAATTTTTTCACACGATACCCCCAATTTCGGGAGATGTTATCAATGGAGATTTTTGTGAATGGAATGACTATGAACAATCTGAAAGAGTTATATCAAATATGTTTCATAAATTGGTTTTTAACTCGAATAACTTTACAGTGAGTTTAGATAGTGCAAACGGATTTTCATTTATACCTGGATACTATTATCAACCACATTTTCCGGTTACAATTAGGTCTTTTTCGGATTATATAGAACAAGGTGAAGAAGAAACAACTACAAACATTCCAAATTGGGCGTATTACTCAGAGAATAAAAAAAGTTTTGTATGGAAAGACATATATGAATATGGTTATGTCGACTCTGATGATATAGGAGTTAACTTCCCATTTTTAAATGGTAAACACCATCCCTTTAAAAATATAGTTTTTAGATTAATACCCGAAGGTAGTAACTATTTACAATTAAATAATGTTCAAGACCCATTAATTGACCCCTGTGAATAATAGTTATAAATTCATATTACCAACTAACGACCAATCTATTGATATACCAATAGAAATTAAATGGGATTTCTATGGTCGAACCGATAGTATAGAGATGTATGAGGAAGAGGTTGTTGAGGAAATAGTTGGATTACCCAAAGACTATGAAATCTTAAGGTTTTCTCATGGGTCTTACGGTGACGAAGAAAAAACCGAATTAAATTATCAGTTTTTTTATTTTGATGGTACTTCAGTTGATGTTTCGACTTCAAACTTAATTGATTGGAAGAATAGTTATATCCAAGCTGGATTTTCAATAGATGAACTATACTCAAGGTCACCTACAATAACAAAATCTTTTTTTAAATTAGATTTTTATGATACCACAGGTAACACCACACAAAAAAATTATTTCACAATTGTTTTAGCGACAGATTCAAACGTTAAAGAAAGCGCTGTTTCAAACCCACTTTTGAATACAACAGTTGAATTTGATAGACCAAACTTTACGTTAGATTTTGTTAGAAATAAAGAAGGATTTTTTATTTATTGGTTAAGAGATAGAAGTATTCTTAATCTTAATGAGTTTTATATGACGGCAAAGTTCTTTGACGCAAAGGTAGGACAATATGTTAAAATGATGACCACACCTCAATCAGAATTGACCGGAGTTAAATTTTTGTTCCAACAAGAACTCTTCTTCTATTACAAAGTTGTTTTGGACTATACAAACTTTACTTACAGTATTTACGATGTTGCAAGTGGTAATAGAGTTGGAGATGGAACACCATTGAATTGGTATGAATACGTAAATCCGCCCACAGTATAATGCAAGATAGAACTTACCATATCAAAATATCTCCTGAGGTTCTTAAAAATGACATATTCGGGGTAGTTTATGCTCAAGATGAATACTCGAGACAATTACCGTTTGATATTTGCTGTGCGGTAAGCGGTGAAACTGTGACAGGTATTACAACTGGAATCACCTATGTGTATTCATCTATGACTCAAATTTTGTCAGGAGGAACAAATGGAGATTCTATTTTGACTGATTTATCAATTCCAATTTTTTTAAGTGAAAATACTGTTGATATTGGATATTATTCAGTGTTTGATGGTGCGATAACACAAAAAGAAACTATGTTAAATTTTTTGTTTACCGCCGACACATCAAATCCATATGAAATTAATTTTTTTAATACTTCAGACAAAGAGTTTAAAAGGTATTTGGAATTTTCGGAATATTATCTTGATTGGGGCGACGGAGGTCGCATTCAAACAGTCGATAAAACAACTCCGAACAGTTACCGACATACCTATTCCTCAAATGGAACATACACAATATCTATGTCAGGACTTAGCCCATGGGGTTATAATTTGATAAAGAAAGAAGTTACCGTACCTTTTACTGATATTACAATAGATGACCCATATGGTACCGCGTACTTTATATCCGCCAGTGGTAGTTGGTCAGGAACTCCGATAGAATATAATTATATTTTTTCAGGAGATTCCAATTGTGAAAGCTCAATTAATTGTTGTCAATTTACTACAACACCATTCATAATCACAGGTTATACTCAATCAACACTCAATGACTTATCTCAATATGGACCAAAAGGAGACCCAAGCAAATTAGGGGGTAAATTTAAAACTAATGTTTATGTAACAGGTTCATCAGGTGCCCAAGGTATTGTCTATTCCCCAACTCCTGGTTCAATCTATACAGCATATACAGTTAACAATATTGATTATTATGATTACTTTGATGGAACAACTGTTTTTGCGGTTGAAACATCGGGGTACACCGATTTCTATTGTTCGGCCATTACTAAAAACGAAGTTTTATTAAATGCGGTATTCGATAGTGAAGTACAAACCAACATCTTTATTGAAAGAGGTAAAAATTCGGCGTTAGAAAGAATACAAAGATTTGGGGAGATTGACAATATGGGAGACTTAATAAATTATGGGTATGGTTTTTACAACATTATCCAAACATAAAATACGGAAAAAGGTATTTATAATAAAGTTAAATAATTTTAAAACAGAATGGCTACAGGTACTTATGGAACTATACGACCCGCAGATGTCTCACCAGAAGATGTTGAAATAATATTGAATTACACACCATCAAGAGATGACACAAGTAACTTTTTACTAACTAAACTAGATGCACCTTCGGTATTAAGACCTTATTTTAATAATAGTGCAACTGGGGGAAACGCGGATGTTGAAATATTGGGAGGTCTGTATAATCTTAAATTACCGGCCAATGTCTTTAATCGAATTGGTATTTACACTCTTATGATAAGACCGGCGCAAATAAGAACCACTATTTTAGATTGTGGTGTTTTATCTGCTCTGCCAAACGTTAGGGGACTTGTAATTGATTTAAACTCGGTACCATCTCAATACAGAAATAAATTTGTAAACCAAGGACTTGTCGGATTTAGAGTTGAATATTTAAATTCTGATGGAACAAAAGTACCGAACTTTTTTAGAATAATTACATCTTCATTTTTTTGTGAACCTGTGGTACAAAATTTAACCAATACTTCGGCTAAAGCAATTAGATATAGATATACTGAAAACAATACCAATATTATTTTTTGTACTCTGTCACCCTCATCTTCACCCTCCAACAAACCGAATGCGATTCCATATATTGGACAACCAAATCAGGACATAATAATTACAAATACTTTTTTCAATCCTATAACACTTGACATTGAGATTGCAGAGCATGATTTCTCAACAATAGCAATAGCTCTATTTGGTAATCAAAGTAAGGCGATTGATGACGGTATTTACACCATGTACGATAGTCAGAACAACATTTACAAACAATATAACTTATACGAAATTAGAGACCAATTTAATAATTTATTATTTGAAGTTAGACAGGATAGAGGAAACAATATCGACTTCAGTAAGAACTTTACAAATATAATTTCTTAATGGCGATAAAAAAATTCATTTGTCCGCCAACACCGGCGACAGGTAGTGGAACATTCTCAGATAACTTGGTCGGGTTTCAACTAGTCCAAGGAGGAGGTCTTACGCAAGGCAATTTTCAGTTTACAAATGCCATTACCGAAAAGACAAATAGAACTTTTTACACAGGAGTATTTTCAGACCCAATAAATCTTGAAAATATGGGTATATCAAACGTGGAACAATCCAAGTTGATATTCGAAAATAACTTTAAGGTTTATCCTAATTTTGATATAACCCAAATTAATAACTTTGTTCAGTATGGTTCGATGACAAAAAGAATATCGACATCTATTACAAAAATTATTAGTTATTTTCCAGCGGCTTTAGAGTCGCACAAAATAGGGTTAAACTATAAGACAGGTTCTACCGCATTTAATATAACGTACAACCCAATACAAGATACCACCTCATTTACTTTAGATGTTAGTAAACTTAGAAATCCGTTTGACATTGATTTTACTACTAATTCAACAAGGAATTTATCGTTAAGAGATATTGAGGTTTCGGTTTTAAGAAATTTAACTGTTGAGTATGCTAAATATTCATTGTACTACAGAGAAGAGGGGTATAGTTTAGTTAGTATAACACCGACAACTTCCTTAACCACAGGTTATTTGACTATCACTGTAAACGGTAATCCATTTTCAGGTGAGAACGTTGTATATGACACCATTGTTGTTAGACCTAATGACTATGAGGTAAATAAAGTTTATAACGAAGATTTTGATGAGGTTGAAAACTTTCTATTAAATAGAAATCAAACTCCAAAATACACATGTTCATTTAGGTCACCAAAAGAAGCGGACGATGGAACTTTTTATATTACAACCGTTAGTTCCACATGGCCAACAAATGGTAATTGGAATTTAGATATTTCTACGGCAAATTTTAATAATTATCTAACACAATTAGATGAAATTAGTCAAAATTTTGACTCATTTAAATCAAATTTAATATCTCGTTTTTTAACAACAGGTGCATTCAAAGATTTTGACACTGTTGGACAAAAAATGGAAAAAGTTTTACAAGTTTACGGTCGTAGTTTTGATGAAACTAATAAATTTATAAATGCGTTGGCGTTTATGAATTCTGTGAATTATACCGTTAAGAACGATATTCCATCACAGTTGTTGAAAAATTTGGCTCAAACTTTAGGGTGGAGAATTAATATTTCACCAATAAGTAATGAAGACTTTTTATCTTCAGTTTTTGGACAAAAAAATAGTGGGCCATCTGAGTTCTCAGGTGTTCCGATTAAATCAACTCCCGATGAATTAAATTATCAATTCTACAGAAATTTAGTTTTAAATTCCGCGTATCTTTTTAAATCAAAAGGTACAAGAAAATCTATTGAAAATTTGATGAAGTTGATTGGAGCTCCTGACGCTCTTGTTGAGTTTAATGAATACATATATGTTGCCGACCAAAAAATAAATTTATCACAGTTTGACAATCAATTTTTACAAATATCGGCAGGAACCTATGTTTCAGAAAGTGCGGTTTTAGACCCGACAAACATATTTTCGATATTTGGGGACACTTATACAGGATATACGACATCACTCCAAATAAAAGATGTTAACATTGTTAGGGAAGAGTTTCCAATGGACGATGAAGGATATCCGAGTACCCCTGAGAATACCGAAAATTTTTACTTCCAAATAGGTTCAGGATGGTTTGAATCGACTCCACAACATAGAGCACCTGAACAAGTTGATTTGACAAATAGCGTATTTACGGGTACCAATCCAAACTATCAAACTCAACTTCAACCTTTTACTTATGGACAAATTTATTTAAATAGGTTTCAAAATTTCCCATTCATGAATTTGGGGTATGAGTTAAGACCTGTGATAGATAATAATAAGAGTTGGACAGATAGTGAAGTTGGTCAAAGAGTGAATTTAGATGGTTCGTATAATGCAAGGTATGTAACCGAAGACGACAGATTAGTTTTAAATGTAAAAAATATTGATGTATTTTTAAATCCAGGACAGGCTTTATTATACGATGTGTGGTATATGTCAAGACAATACAACTATCCTATACCAAACCAAGGATTGTTTTATCAAAGACCCACAAGATGTAACCCGACCCCAAATATTGAATATCCTTATAGAGGAGGAGTTGACTGGACCGAAATAAATCCACAACCAAAGAGAAAGTCATTCTTTGAGTTTGCTCAAACTTTTTGGCACAATACAATCAACGTTAGAAACAGACAGTTTCAAAGCGACGGTAAAACAAGTGGATACCCAACATTACAATCAATTTTTTGGAAATACCTAAACTCAAATAAGACAACGGACACATCAAGGTCTGATGGTCAATCTTGTTCCCAAGTTTATAATGACATAGACAACGGAATTGGTGTTGCAAACAACAACTTCAACTATCATAATATGATAGAGTATGTAAATGGACTTGGTGATTATTGGATAAGACTTGTTGAACAAATGGTTCCGGCAACCACTATTTGGAACACCGGAGTTAGATATGAAAACTCAATATTCCATAGACAAAAATTTGTATGGAGGAGACAGGCAGGATGTAACTTAGTACCACAAAGATGTAATCCGTGTTCGACTACCGCGTCTATATTTCCGTTTGACTGTGCGTCTTTTTCTACAACATGTCCGATTTACCCTTGGGATAGACAAATTACTGATTTTGGGGGAGTTTTAGGTAACGTTTTAACAAATTATCTATCAAATAATAATTTACAATTGACTGACTGTCAGTTAAATACGTTAACAACTAATTGGGTCGTTGAAATATTGATTGACAATCAATTCCAATCTTATCAGGAATTTTTTACAGGTTTTGGGTATGGAACATCACTGAGTTATCCTAGTGAAAGTCAATGGTTAAATGCTTTAATTCAAGGTTTAGATAGTTTAGAAAATTTAGGATATAGTTATTATTTAACAACAGATAACAATGTTGTTGTGTATAATTCCAACTGTTCTTTTAATGGGCCGGAATCAAATTTAAAAATAAACGTAGGTATTTCTTTTAATATTATTTGTAGTTAATGTCTGTATGTGGTTTACAATATAGTTTACAAATTTCTGGAGACTGTAACAACAGTGGTTCAGGTGGTTTTACTTTATCTATAACAGGTAATGCGCCTGATTACGTTATACAATATATTAGCCCAACAACTGATGTTGTCTATTTGGGTAATGGTGTGACCGAGTACACTACGAATTCTTTATCTTCAGGTACTTACGTTTTTGAAATTTATGATTCATGTGTGATTTCAGACCCAAGCTTGGTTAGTTTATTCATATCAAGTGGAACATCTGTGACTTGTACTGGCATACAGAACACTACTAATTCGTTAAGAAACGGAGCAATAACTGCTCAAACATCGACTATTTTTGGTACTCCTCTTTTTTATTTATATGAAGAAACTAATGGGTACATCCAATCTGGAAGTTCTGTTGTTAACAGTTTTATTTTTCAAAACTTATCTGGAGGAACTTATTACGTTATTGGTAATGACGGAGGAGGATGTACTGGAAGGTCCGAAAGTGTTATTATAAAAAGTTCTTCAACATTCAATTTTGGATTCTATATTGTTGATGACTCAGGATGTGGAAGAAACACTGGTAAAGTATTTGTTACAGGATTGACAGGTAGTGACCCTTATACTTATTTGTGGGGAAATGGTGCTACAACCTCATCTATATCAGGTTTAACTTCAGGTAATTATAGAGTAACGGTTACTGATAAAGATGGTGTGGTTGTTACTAAACAAGCAACAGTAAACTCTGTACCAAAATTAGGTTACGTCAATGCGGTCATTACCCCTCCATCTTGTTATGCGGATGATGGAACTATTAATTTTATAATTAGTGGAGGTACTGCACCATATAATTACGAGTTATCAAATGGAGAGGCAAGTGTTTCATTTTTACAAAATATTGTAATTCCTGATGTCGCTTCTGGATACTATACAATGACAGTCACAGATGCCGGTTCATGTGTAATAAGACAAAAATTTTCAGTCTTAGCTCCTAAAGGATTTAGTGTTGTTTCTATCAACAAAAGAAATACCATATGTGGTACAAATCAAGGTTTAATACAAATCCAATTAGTAGGTGGTAGTCCGAACTATACTTATGTTCTTACCGATGAAAATAACAAACAAGTTACATTTACAAGTTCAAGTCCATCACAAGTTTTTTCTAACCTGTATTCAGGGGTATATACTTTGAATATTTCTGATTTAGGACCTTGTACTTATAGTGAGGTTATAGAAATAGAATCAACCACCTCATTTAGTATTAATTATGAGGTAACTGACACTACGTGTGATAATGAATTTGGTAGTGTAACGGTCGAAATATTAGGAGACGGATTACCTCCATATACTTACATGTTATCAGGACAACCTAAAGTTACCAAAAATTCAAAAACTAACACCTTTAACAATCTCAAAGAAGGTACTTATTTATTAAGTGTTACAGATAGTTCAGGATGTACCGAAAATCAAAACTTGTCGGTAAATTCAACTACCAAGCTTAATTTTAATTTATTTACTCAAAAAACAAGAAGTGGTAACGATGGTAAAATTGATTTATATATAACTGACGGTACACCACCATTTATTGTAACATGGGGTGATAATGTCTTGGAACAAACAGGGACTACTATAAGTAATTTATCGGCCGGAACTTATTCAGTTACAGTTTCTGATGCTAACGGATGTACTCAATATCGAACAGCTAATGTTGATGGTCAAAATTTGATATCCTCATACCAAACTTATAATATATGTAATAGTAATATTGTTGACAGTGGTGAGGTTACAAAGAAGGGATTACAACAGATGTTATCTGAAGGATTTTATGATTTGACTATTGGTGATAATAATTGTGTACTAAATCAGGCAATATTTACCGCAATTGTAAATTTAAGTGGTGTTACAACATCAACATCTTTTTATACGACTGAATCTTTGAATGATTTTCCATCAGATAATGATTTTTATAACGTTGTCGAACAAATACTTTCATCAATACCTGGAATCGATAATGTTATTTTTAACTCAAATACCAATCAAGTAACAATAAACACGGGTTGCCAAAATCAAACTATTTCTTTACAAGATTTTGATATAACAGTATCGGTAAATATAAATTATGATATTACTTGTCAAAGTTGTGGTGGAACCTCAATTCCTGCAAGTTATCCATTAGTTGTTACTGACAGTTCTATATATGGGTTTGACCCTGAAAATGGAACATTTGTATCATTACCACAAAGTGATGAATATACTAACGCTTTAGGTATTGCGATAAATAGCTCGGAGACAAAATTGTGGGTTTTAAATATTGATGGACAAACTATTTTTGAATATGATGTAAACTCCTTAGTACCATATGATATTGAGTACAATAGAAGTATAACATTAAGTTCAACAGTTAGTCGAGATTTAATATCGATTGATTCAACTACTTTATATTCGGCCAATGATAATTCGTCATATTTAGCGAGTATAGATATAACAAATGGTAATATAACAAATGGAATATTCTTAAGTGTTATACCATTTACTGTTGTGAATTACTCAATGTTAATTAATTCATTAAATAATATTATTGTAATAACTAATGATATTGACGGATTTTTATATTTAAGACAGTATGATAAAACAGGACCATTACAAGTTGAAATTTCATTACCGGCAACTATTGGGTACACCATGTATGAATATAATTCGGTATTTTATTTAGTTGATTTAGGTAATTACCAAGTTTATTCTATTTTAACTTCTTCACCATATACTTTAACACCTGAATTTACTATAGACCCACCTGTAACAACTAGTATATTTATTATGTCACAAATAAACACATATGTTACGACTAATTTCACATAAAAATGGCTAGTAATTGTACACTAAGAGTATTTTCAGAATGTATCGGTAGTGGTAGTGTTTCGGCTTTACAAGATGGAGTTGTAAATGGTAGACCACAGTATGTATTTTCATTTACTAGTATAAATAATGACATAATTAATGGAAGAATTTATTGGGAACCAACACTTTCAAGATGGTATGTTGAAGATACTGACAATGAAACTATAATAAGTTATTTACAATATGATAGATTACAGCCTTATGGGACTGACGGAGAATGGGATAATAATTCTTTGTTGACTTACGGATGTTTATCAAATTCTAATAATTTCTATACTACTTGGACAAGTAACTGCCCCACCTCAAATTTTCAATTTTGTTGTTCTAGTGAAATTACATCTGAGAATTATTTCGGAATTCAGGATTTCGAAGGATACGGATACTTTGGCTCAACCTTTTTCCTAGAAACACCGCAATTCAGTGGTTGTGCAACAATGATTGAAGGCGGATTACCCGATGGTTCTGTTATATATTCTTTAGTTGATTTATATACCCAATATGAAAATTGTGTAAACTGTACTGGAAATACTTTTTCATGTAATAATCAACCTATTTATGCAACTCCGGAACCTATTCCAATACTCACCGCAGATACAGGGTGTGGTGTTTCATATAGACTTTCAAACGAGTGTGAACCAATAACACTTTTACCTTTGGGAGCGACATGTGTTGTTAGTGATGTAACCTCAATAGGTGGTAACAATGGATTTATTGAACTTATTATTACTGGAGGTACTCCTCCATATACCGTAAGTTGGGACAATGGAAATACTACAAACACGTTAACTAATTTGGTTTCAGGAACTTATAACTACACTATTGTTGATTATTATGGTGATTTTACAATTGTGAGTGGTTGTGAGGTAAATCAACCTTTAGACCCTTTGGAACAAACACAGGATAATTTTTGTTTAATAATTAATGTAGATTATGACGTAGTTCAAAAAACTTTTGAATTTAATGGGTTGGATGAATATAGTTTTCCTACTTACAAAACTCAAGATGATGTTTACTACATTTCATGGCAACAAACTCCAGAGCCCGCTAAGTGGGTAATCAATGGGGGAATATCACAAGGATATATGGTGAATTACGAGACTCAGTATCCACCTATAAATGGATGGAGATGGACTAATTCTACTTTTGGTGAAGCATCAGGTACTTTAGGGGACTGCCAATCATATGGTGATTTGTGTATGGTTATAAATGTTGATTCATTCTCAAGGTCACCGTATAAAATTCAGTTACAACAGTCAGTAAATTTGAATGGTAAACCAAGTTGGTCAGACACATTAGGGAATTATGAGGTTGTTTTTAACGACGAAAGACCTCAATATTGGACACTAAATGGTATTGCTGAGGAAAATTCATTTACAGTTGTAAACTTTAATACTCAAGTACCACCAATTAATGGATGGACCTTACAAGGTGCTATCGGGACTGTAGAAGTGAATGAAGGTTTTTGTTTTTCTGACACAATTTGTGCTAATTTTGGCGCGGAATGTGGTTCTGAAAGTATTGAACTATACTCTGGTGATTTAATTAATGGACAACAAACTTGGTATGGTATTTTACCATGTAATACCATTGGTGATAATTGGTTCATTTTCTATGATTCGGATAATCAAGTTTGGTCATCAAGTGGACTGACTTCGGTTCCTGGAATTTCTTTGGAAGGTAAAATAAATAATAGTGTTTATATCGGACCTTTTGGAGGTTTTTATACTTTTAATTTTTATGGACTTAATGTATCTGAAGGAATTTGCGGTTCAGAAGGAAGTTTAAGACTTAGTATAACAACAAATAACCCGATATCGGAAAGTGATGGAGGAATTGTAGTTGAGGTTAGTGGTGGAAATTTACCATATGAATATTCCATAGATGGAGGAACCACCTATCAAAAATTTCCAATATTCCCTAACTTAAAATCCGGAACTTATGTAGTTACGGTGAAAGATAATTTTGGATTAATAAAAAGACAAAGTATAATATTAAATCCACCACCAAGAAAAGTTGTATATCAAGTAAATTTAAAAACAACCTATAAAAAAACAGTTAACACCGTAACTACAAATACCGTAGAATATACTACTTATGTGAATGTAACACCATCCTTACCTGAAGGAGTTAGTATTAGTTTTGATATATTACACAGTGACCTATATAGAGTTTCACCGATGGAAAGTTCGTCTATCTTAACAAAAGGGTCAATTTTATTTAAAAACAACATTGAGATACCTATTGATAATACAGATGATTCAACTTCAACAACAGGAAACAATAACTTGGGATGTCAAAATAATACAATATATGTGACCGCAACTACCGAAACTTGGAACAATCTCACTATTGTAAATGGTGACGATATGAGAATAATCACGACAATTACCAATTACACACCACAAAAAGTATCATGTATTTTGACTGAAAATATTGAATCCTATTCTTTGTCTCAATTAAGGATAAACGGTTGTGATAATTGCGAGGTCGTAAATCAAAATTCAACTCAACCAACACCCCCAACATCAACGACCCCAACATCAACACCGGTTGTCACTCCAACACTTTCAATTAATTCATTTAATTTAGGGTATGACCCGGCTAGTTTTACTATTATTTGTTTTGGGTCAGCACCTACGTCTACTTATTATTCATACGATTCGACCATTAATATTGGAACGATTTTGTACACCAATTCAGTTTATCCGTTATCATCTTTCGCACCGGCAGGTTATTACGGTAATAACACAAATTATTATCAGATAACTGGTACAAATGGACAAGTAACATTTAAAGGTTCATGCATATAATAAAAATTATTAAAATACAAAAATAGACCGAATTTACTTAAAAATTGTAATATAAATATTTATAACAAATGGGATACATTATTAAAAATACATCAGGTCTAATTAATTCAAGATTAACCGACACAGGGAGAAAAAAATTATCTCAAGGTAATTTTAATATTTCATACTTTCAGATAGGTGATAGTGAAGTTACGTACAACACTTTATCAAGTAGTTATAACCAATTTGATACTATGATTTTGGAACCTGGTTTTAATTCGCAAAATTCAGCGGGGGCTCCTGAATCAAATAAACAATATGTTAAGTATCCATATTATGTGAGTGGTTCACAAGGTAATACTTATGGAATTCCTTTTATGGATTCTAAAATAAGTGATGTTTTTAATACCGCGGCTTTAAGAGGATTTTTTTACGCAGATTTAACTCAAGACCCTTTAGTTTGGAGTGCTTTAACAAGTTCTGACATTGCAATTAATACAAACTATATGGTTGATATGACCACTTTAACTGGTGGTACGGGAACAACCATAGGAGTTATATATGACTCATGTAATGAAAGTATTTGTAGATTACCTCTTCCTGGTGATATTGTTACAATATATTTTAATGGAGTTGGAGCAGGTAATTGTAGTTGTGAAATCGTACCAACGCCAACACCAACACCGTCAGCAACTCCAATAGAACCTTGTTACACATGTGACCCATGTGAAACTCCAAAACCAACCCCAACACCTACAGGTACCCCATGTTTACCAACACCACCTAGAGTAGTTTGTACACCACCACAACCAACACAGTGTGTGATGTCAATAACTAACTGTTACCCTATTTTAACTTACAGAATAGTTTCATTCTGTAATAATACTATGGAACTTGATAGACCTTTACCAAACTTTGATTATTTCTTAAATGGTTGTTTCGGAAGAATTATGATATATCCATCAGGTATGACTCAGTTGTATGATAGTACAACACCAAGACCTCATTGGAACGACGATGTTATTAATTTTGAATCGGTTTGTGACGTTGACCAAAAAGATGTTAGAGTATGGAATATGAATATTCCTTGGTCAGAAAATCCCGCGGGACTAATTTCAAGTACATATGTTGATTACACAGGATTTGGTTCAAAACAGTATTTAGGGTCAAAAGAGTATTATGGATATGCTTCAGACTCAGGTCAAACTGACTCAAGTTATACTTATTTCAACAATTCATTTGGTGATATTATTGAAGTTAAACCTAAGGACCAAAAAGCTATAGCAATTATTCACTATACTAATTTTGCTATAGATTTCTTCTATGGAGAAAAATTTGCAATGTTACCACATGATGACACGAATCCTGCTGATACAACTGGAGAGGCCAGAAATTTCAAAGTTCATATTCCTTGGTTGATGTGGCACAAATCACCTATTTGTTGTAGTGGACAAACATTTTGGGTAGACCCACCTAATTTTGAAGAATATAAACTTTTCCAAGTTCAATATCTACAATCAAGTAAAAACAATGACATGAATTCACCTGGGTTAAGATACTTCCATCTATGGGATGAAAATCCAAATTTGGATGGGTACCCAAGTAGAATTGGTAAAGTATTCCCTGACGATAAAATTATTGTAATTGACGATGAGGAAATAATTGCCGCTATGTCATATAAATCTAATCGAAATTGGACTTTACCAGCTCCGAGAGTGACTCTTGTTACACCTAATACTTGTAACTCTGAGGGAGAATCCGAAGTTGGATTGTTAACGGCAAATACTGAATATGTTTATGTGACATATGTGTTTAGTTCATCAACAACTTTTACAAATTATTTACACTGTAATTATTATACAAAAGTACAAGGACCTAACTTAGATTGTTCTACTTCAGGTTCTCAAAATATTGCGATTAGATTTGGAAACGAGTTTAGTTGTTTAAATGTTCCTGATGTCACTCCTGCGGATATTAATGGTTATCTTGCCGAGTATCTATATATTTTAGTACAAAAAGTTTCAGGTGATACGAGACCTAATTCTTCAGAGTGGAAAATAATTGATAAAACTTCATTATTGGACCCATATAAGGTGAATGGTTTTATTAATTCGGTTGGTATGACAAGTGTAACTTTTACCGTAAATCAAGATGAATATGACGCGGCACCTTTTTATAATTTGAATAACCAAATACCTTTAACAGAGTTGGGTCAGACGGGTTTAACTTTGAATTTTGGAGACGAATACTATTTTTATGGTTCCTTAGAAAGCGACATTCAAGCGACTATTTATGAAATGAGGTATAAGGTAAACTTAGGAGCGGCTGATTTCCAAAACACAAGTAATCCTACGTGGACACCTGGTACGTCTTCATATATAACTGATATCGGTTTGTATGATTCGGATAAAAATCTTATGATAACATCAAAAATGCAATCCCCTGTATTAAGAACCGGACTACAACAATTTTTGATAAAATTTGATTTTTGATTCATGAAGAAATGTACAAATTGTTGTATTGAAAAATCATACAGTGAATTTTACAAAAGGGGTAACAAATATAAATCACATTGTAAAGTTTGCGTCAGAAAATATTATGAATCTTATTATCAAAAAAATAAGAAAGAACATAATAGTAAAATGAAAGAACATTATAAAAAAAATACTGATAATTATAAATCCAATCATTCAAATTATAGGGAATTAAATGTTGAAAAGATAAAGAAAATTAATAGAGAATTTATTAGTAATAAAAGAAACAAAGACCCTATTTTTAGATTAATTTCAAATCTTAGGAGCAGAACTTATTCTTTTTTTAAAGTAAAAAAAATATCAAAAAAAAATACAACTAAAGATTTATTAGGATGTTCACCTGAACAATTAAAAGAACATATTGAAAATTTATTCACTGAAGGTATGTCTTGGGATTTATTAGGTAAAAGAATAGAAATTGACCATATAATACCTCTTTCTTCTGCAAAATCTGAAGAAGATGTTTACAAATTGTGTAATTATCTTAACTTACAACCAATGTGGGCTGAAGATAATAGGAAGAAATCTAATAAAATATGAAAAAATCTTTAAAGGAAAGTCCCAAGATTCTTGGGCTTGACGTATCGACTAGTACCATTGGATGGGCTTTGTTTGATATTATGTCAAAAGAATTATTGGAATTGACTCATATTTCACCAAGACCAAAACCCAAAACGGATAATAAAATACATGAGTTATTATCAAAGGCTGAGATTTTTAGAACAAAGTTATTACAATATAAAGATTTAGGTATTACCAATGTTGTTATTGAGGAACCTTTACTTAATTCTAACAATGTATATACCATAGGTACCTTACTTAGGTTTAATACATTGATTACCAAAGAAATATATGATGTGTTAGGAATTGTACCTGAGTTTATATCGACATATAATTCCAGAAAAAATGCATTTCCTGAACTAGTACAGAAAAACGATAAAGGAAAACATGTTTTATTTGGTGGACTCCCAAAAAATTGTGATAAAAAACAAATAATTTGGGATTTAGTCGCAAAAAGAGAACCACAAATTCAATGGCAATATACTAAAAATAATACTCTTAAAAAAGAAAATTTTGACCAATCTGACGCTTATTGTTGTGTTCTTGGATATATGAAACAAGAAAAAGTTTGGTAATTTTTTCTAAACCTCGAGTCTCGAGGTTTTTTTATGCGTTTGTTACATTCCATAATTTTGGAGCGGCAGTTAACTGAGCTTTACACCATAGTCCAGTTCCTACTGTTCCGATAGGTCCTGATGGAGCGCTATTGAAAAAAGGTTTATTTGGGTCATTTGTTAGAGTTAAAGTACCACCAGTTACGGAAGTACCTGTTAGACCGCAAATAATAGAATTAACACTAGCTTGGGTTAAATTACAATTTTGCATAACTAATGTTTTTAAATTAGGTGCTCCTGAAAAGCTAGTTGACCAATTAGTCAGTTGATTGGACGACAATGTTAACGCGGTTAATGAACTTGGAAAATTACTACCTAGTGGTATTATATTATATTGATTAGTTAATTGGTTACTTGTCAAGTTTAAGTTAACCAAACCTGTTGCTCCGGTAAAGTTTGTCAATCCTGTAATTTGATTTATATTTAACAGTACTGTTAGACCAGTAGTTCCTGTTACATAATTGAAATCAAAAGTTTTTAATGAATTATTATTAAAGTCGATTAATTTTATTGATGTTGGGAATTGAGTGGTCCATCCGGTTAAAGAAACCCCCCCAAGGGAAAATGATTGTAAATTAGGACAACCAGTTAAGGGTATATTCCAATTTTGAAAAATATTGATACCTCCACCTTCTGCACCGACGCTACCCGCATTAAATCCAACTAAACCCGATGGTAAAAATGAAGGCAACGATGACATACCAACCAGGTCATTTGCTAATAAATCCAAACTTTTCACCGAATTCGGTAAAGTGGGTAAAGAAAGTAAGTCGTTGTAAGATAAATCTAAAGTTTGTAGACTCGTGCAGGCACTTATTGTTGGTGTAATTCCTGTAATGTGATTGTTGTTAAGATTTAATCTTGTCATTAAAGTATTTGCCGCCAGATTAATATTAAAACCCGATAACCCAAATCTGAATGGTGAAACTGATTCTCTATTTGATGAAAAATCTACATTTATTACATTAATTGGTAAATTAACTGTCCATGCGGTAAGTGAATTTTTGTTAACGAAAAATTCATTTATAGTTTTTGTACAGGCGGTAAAACCATTTGGGAAATTTGCAAAATTTAATTTACACTTTCTATTAGGTCCATAAAGGTGAAACGTAGTTAAACCTGAAGGAGGAATTAATGAAAAATTAACTAGCTCACTATCATTTCTAAAATCAAAATTAAAACTATTTGTTGTTGCATTTGAAAAATTATGACTAAAACCTGTGAAATCACAAAACCATGCGTATACAACATCTAGTTTAGTAAAATTATCTAAATTAAATGTATTAAATTCGCAACTTGAATTTGTGTTTTGATTTAAATATAATCTTTGAAAATTTGGACTTGCGGTAATACCACTTAGGCCAGGAATTCTACAATAATCAAACCACAATTGAGTTATGTTTGGCCAAGTTGAAAAAGTCCATTGATTAGGTATTATCTCAGAAATCCATGCAAATTTCATAGTACTTAAACTAGTTGTATCGAAAACACCATTTCTTTGAAAATTAGAAAAAGTTGCGGTAAATGAACCATTTGAATAAGAATAATTACTTGAAAGGGCACCTACAAAATTAGTAGGACCAAATGAAGACACAGTTCCATCACCCCAATTCCTCAAAAATTGTTGAATTCCTGCATTAAAAGTACTGTTAACATAATATTGAGGACTACTTGGATTTACTCCTGGTATATTTTTAAATTGAAAATAAGGTGCGGTACCTGTAAAACTTGTACCAATGCATTGAGATGATTGAGACGCTCCTTTAACACCAATAACCCCAATATTTTGAGTGGTGGTTGCTGAGTATGGAGGACTGGCATTTAAGTTAAAAACATCACCCGTGCTTTGGTCAATAAAGTAAAACTGTCCGCTTATTTGATATATTGCATTAGCATCGGTAATATTAGGAGAAGGGGTTACAGGACATCCTCCACATCCAATTTGGATTTCAGGAAATTCTTTAGTGTTTGTTAAATAGTCATATTGATTAATATAATAATAAGATGGCGCCCCTGGATTACTTTCAGTATATATAAGTTTATTATTTGTTGAAACCAATATATCACCAGTGACAGTATTTGGGGTTAACACAGAACCGGCTAAATTAAACAATGGCGTAAATGTGGATGTGTTATTTGGCGCCGCATTAATGGTGATTCTAATCATCCTATCAGGAGTACCGAGTGGAACTCTTTTGGTTTCGCTACAAATTAAAGTATTAGAATTAACTGCAAACAAACCCTTACCCATAAAGATAACACCTGATGGGAAAGAAACATCTCTATAAGGACCAAAAGTTAACGGAGTTAAGGAAGTTATATCCCATTCTCTAAAGAATTGATTACCCATCGCAAAACCCCCATACATCCAAAACTTACCTGAAGATGTTGCCGGATTCCAAAAATGAGCAATATCTTCTGAGTTAAAGAATCCTGTAATTACCACATTGTATAACGTATTTGTTACGTGGTTATAGTAATATAAATTAGATGCACTGTTTACCAAAACAAAACATTCAGGAACAACTGGAGGTACATATGGATTGGTTGGTGTTGGTGTCGGTGTTGAAGTTTGAGTTGGAGTTTGAGTTTTGGTAGGAGTCTGACTTTGCGTTGGTGTTTGAGTACTAGTTTGCGTTGGTGTTTGAGTACTAGTTTGAGTCGGAGTTTGGGTAGATGTTTTTGTTGGAGTATTAGTCGGAGTTTGTGTTTGGGTACTAGTTTGAGTTTGAGTTTGTGATGGAGTTGGTGTTTGAGTAGATGTTGGAGTTTGAGTTGGAGTCGGAGTTGGTGTAGGGGTAAAAACCTCAAAAACTTGTGTGACACAACTAAATATACTTGCGGCGTCTGGAGGTACTTGATTTACCGATGGGTAAGTTTCCAAATCACCAACTACAGAAATATTTTGGTAACTTGGAGTATCTACTTTAATAACAGTACCACTTGATGTTACCACATAGTAGAAACCATTCTGATAAAACAAACCTACAGTGTTTTCCAAACTAACGTTAGGAACGAATGGAACAAATGGTGTTAAATCGATAGCAACCTCGGCAACTCCTGTATAATAATCGTACTGTATTAAATATCTTTTTTGAGAATTTACAGGTTGAGAATTACTACAACCAATTGTTGCTACAAACTTTTTAGGGGTTGTGTCCGATATAATATAATCATATGATACCGTACCTAATGAAGCGTTACATGGATTGTTCGATGTTCCGAATGGGTTATTATTGGTTCCAAAAGGAGCAACAAAGTCAAACCTGAATGTTGCGGTAGCGTTACCTAAATTAGGCACTGAATTCGGAGTAATTTCCCAAACTTGGTTCAAAAATCCGTTATTGTTACCGATTACAACTAATTTTTCTACACCACCTTCCTCAAAGGCGGCCAAACCTCTCTCTTGACCATTTGCACTGTAATAGAAAATTTTACTTGGAGTTGCAACAAATGGACACTTGGTATAATTTATTTCACTTATTACTGACCTATTTGGAACTGTAGTCGTATCCCTGTGAATAACCCAAATTTTACTATTTGATAAAGCAACATCATATGCGGAAAATCCAAAAGCATATGCGTTGTCAGGTATTGGTAATTGAGAAGTGGTTAGAGTTGTACCATCAATTGAAAAAATTCTAATAAATAAATTAGAATTAGGTTGAAATGAAGGATTGTATCTACCTGTTTTATATATAGAGAAACAGTCACCTACACAAAATGGTGTTGGTGTTGGAGTTTGAGTCTGAGTTTGTGTTTGAGTTGGGGTGGATGTTTTGGTTTGAGTAGGAGTTTGAGTGGATGTTTGAGTAGGAGTTTGAGTGGATGTTTGAGTAGGAGTTTGAGTTGAAGTTTGTGTTTGTGTTGGAGTCGGAGTCGAGGTTGAAGTTTGAGTTTGTGTAGGAGTAGGGGTTTGTGTTTGTGTGGGAGTAGGGGTTGGTGTTGGAGTGACACACACAATTGAATTACTCAATAAACAAGTAGGACAATCTGTCTGTAATGTTATTGTATCCGATATGGCGTAAGTGTAATTATTTAAAGCGGCACTTATAGATGTTGTAAATGTTGCACAACCCGTATAACTCGAATTAATTATATAATATACATTATTGTTAACTAGTCCTGTGAATATTAAATTTGGTAAATTGAATATTTGAAAAGTATTATTCGGAGGACAACAATCAATGAAAAACGCATTTTCAGGAGGATAACTCGTTGGAGTTGGAGTTTGTGTTCTAGTTTGAGTTGGTGTATTAGTGGGTGTTTTTGTTTGAGTTGGAGTTTGAGTTGAGGTTTGAGTTGGAGTTTGAGTTGAGGTTTGAGTCGATGTTTGAGTTGGTGTTTGAGTCGATGTCTGAGTCGATGTCTGAGTTGGGGTCTGAGTTTTTGTAGAGGTTGGAGTATTTGTCTGAGTTGGTGTTTGTGTTGAGGTTTGGGTTGGAGTATTTGTTTGAGTTGGTGTTTGAGTACTTGTTTGAGTTGGTGTTGGGGTTTGAGTTGGAGTTGAACTAAGTGAAGTTTCGGGAGTTTTAGTTGGTGTTGGGGTTTTGGTTTGAGTTGACGTTTTGGTCGGTGTTTGGGTTTGAGTAGGTGTTTGTGTTGAAGTCTTAGTAGGAGTTTGAGTAGATGTTTGAGTTTTAGTTTGTGTTGGTGTTTGAGTAGGAGTTTGAGTTTGTGTTTTAGTTTGAGTGGGAGTTTGTGTTGAAGTTTTTGTAGGAGTTTGGGTTTGAGTAGGAGTTTGAGTTGAAGTTTTTGTAGGGGTTGGAGTTGGGGTCTCAGGTGTTAAAGTAAAATTACAACCTAAACCGTAACCCTCAAAGTAAACTTCATATGTACCATATATATAATCTGCAGTATAATAATATGGGATTAATTGAGGACCAATATTTACAGTACCACCAGTTAACGGATAAAATATAATGTCACCAATTTGACCACTAAAATTATTCGAATTTATTAAAACTGTTGGCATTATCTATTTTGTTATATAAATAGTCTTTAATCGTTATTGTGCGTCTCTATATGTAATTCCAGTTTCAGTTAATTGACCATCAATTGTAAATATCGCTGACGTACCTGTTTTAGAATCATGCCACGCATACCTTTCAACCATCGAATTCGAATTCATCCAAGGTATAACTGTATTAATGAAATTATTAACTTCGGTTTGAGTGTATAAATTAGGGTTATTTTGTGATGAAGTTGAATCTTGAGGTGCGAATTCGGTTACCCATATTGGTTTATTATAAAGATTAATTATATCGGTTATATCATTGATAAATAAATTAGAATCAACACCCTTATACCAATGGATACATACAAAATCTACCTTAGGTATTATTTGAATATTTTTTGTTGGTGTTTGAGTTATTGTCGGAGTTACGGCTGGAGTTGATGTGGGAGTAAGAGTTGGGAATTGAATTGGGCAAATTAAAGAATCGCCACAAAATACAATGTAAGAACCCGCACAAACTTGAAGTCCGGCAACTGAAACACTTGTAAAAGGTGTTGGATTTGAAATTAAAAATATACCACCAGCGGCGCCAATTTGAGAGGAACCGTTGGTATTCATAGTTATCACATTGTTATTAATCGTAGTGAAACAATTTGTTGGGCTCGTTATTGAAGGAATTCCTGAATTTGTATTTACTGTAAAATTTTCAGTACAATCAATATTTTGTAGTCCAGCACCTGTAATATACATTACAACACTTGTAATAGGTACACTGAAATTTAATTTGTATGTAAATGGACTTGAATAACCTAAAGTTAAAATATTAGGTGGACTAATTACAGTATTGTTACAGCTTGAATACTCAATTGGCATATTTAACGAAGTCCCTGTCAATTCTGAAGTTATAAAAATACCATTTACCGTCATCGGTGGTCGTATCGGTGTGTTACAAATATAAGGATTACAAAAATTTGAAGTTATAGTTTGCGTTGGGGTAAATGTTGGAGTATTAGTTGGAGTACTAGTTTGATTTGGAGATAAATTTGGTGTTAATGTTTTTGTTTTTGTTGGAGTTTGAGTTTTTGTAACAGTTGGAGTATTAGTTAATGTTGGTGTTGTTGTTGGTGTTGAATTAATTGTTGGTGTTGTTGTTGGTGTTTTTGTGGTTGTTGATGTTGGATTTGGTGTAAAGTTTATTGTTTTAGTTGGTGTCGATGTTTTTGTAGGTGTTGGTGTTACTAAAGGTGTGGGTGCTGGGGTAGGTAATGGTTCAGAACAGGTTGTGGTACATGTTGTAGTATTTATTCTATCTATCATCCTTTGCCTTGGAATAGGACCAAATCCTAAAGCAAAACTTACTCCACATAAACCAGTGGAATCACAATAACTCATTATGGTTCCTAAAAATCCTGGAGGAATGGCAGGTATTGTGCAAGAACCTTCTCTAGGGTTGTATGTTGCTCCACCCGAACCATCTATTCTTCCCGAACCAAAAGTTGACGCACCTGGAGCCCACGCAAGATTCCAATAACAACCAAAAGTATGATTACACCCCAAATTATGTCCTAGTTCGTGCGTTAATACTTTAACTGTTCTACTATATACGACTGAACTTGGAGTCCCATTACCGTCGAAATAATTCATTCTAGTTTGAGCATATGGTGATGCTCCACACAAACCTGGTACGTATGCACTTCCACTACCTCCTCCTGCAGTTGCTCCATAATATAAAAAATGGGCGCAATCTGAAGCGCTCGATGTGAAATTAATAGAATTCATGTAAGTTCTATAATTTCCCAAAACATCTGAAGTATTTT